TCAGACACAGGGTTAATTCCTGTGAGTTCTCCCGTTCCAATAACTTTTAATTCATGATTTACACTAGAAGTTGCTGCTACAGCTCCTCCGACACCTCCGATTTCATTCAGAGGGTCTTGATACCGATGGCCGGGACGAAACTCTGCTTGTATGCCGTTAATTTTACTTGCACGGTATCTGTTTCGCGCTGCAGCATTTCCTGCGGCCAATTGTGCGGGAGGTATTTCAAAAAAGTATGTTCCTGCAGCAGGTACCGCTTTTAATGTTAAAGTACTAGAGTTAGTGATACTTTGTATAAAAAATCTATAAGAAATTCTTAATTCATGGGTTTCTGTAATATCAATTACATCAGTTACTCCATTAAAAACAAAAGTGCCTGCAGAAGTACTTGTTTTGAAAAATTCACCTTTTAATAAAACACCTTCTCTTTTTAAATAAGCAGTTCTTAAAGTAGTGCCTTGAGTATCCCAAGCATCATCCGTAAAAGGAGTACCTGAAGATGCTGTACAAGTTACAGAACCAGTTCCATTACTACCGACAACACTTGAAAGAGTAACATTCGTGTTTTTATAGTTTTTTAAGTCAAGAGGTCGAGGTCTTCTATCTCCTAAATCTAAGTCAATAGGAATTGTTGCGCCTGTTATACCGGTATTTGTTGCACTACTTCCGTTAAAAGTCAGTTTTCCAGAAGAAGACCCTTCTATTGGATTGTATCCTCGCAGAGTTGCGTCTTCTGAAGCAACATCATTAAAAAATATTGAAGCTTCTCCGTTTTTTAAACCGCGCACAGGCCCTTCACAGAGCACGTCTGTTCTAGATATATTTTGTGAACTTACTCCATATTTTGCTGCCATCTTATCTTCCTAACGAACTCTCTAGTACTGACCAATCTATTGTACCCGAGCCACCCATAGGAGCGCTTGCGCCTCCTGAACTGCCTCCGGAAACTTGCCCTCCAGCTTGGTCATAAGTTTGTCCATTGCTTTCATTTGAGGTTGCTCTTTGATCTTGATTGTAAAATTGATTTCTTTCACTTCTTGTATGAAAGCTTACTGTTCTTCCTGGAATACGTAGTTCTCCGTATAAAACAGGAACCGGATCTCCCTCTGAAATATTTTGTTTAGATCCTTGAAAAATATAACTTTCATCTTCTTGTGTATCTGTAGAAGGATCAGGTGCCATCATTTGTTGAATTCCTGTCATTGCAAGGTTTACTGCTACACCTAAAGCAATCAAACCGGGAAGAGTGCTTGCAGCGCCCATCAAACTAGCTCCAAAAGCAGCACCGCTTCCAAATGCACTCATAAAACCAGTAGTATAAATAGGAATACCCCCTGCGGCAACAGATGCAGCAGTTACAGCACCAGGAGCAAAAGCAGCTGCCATTCCTGCCGTCATCACAGTAACAGCTACAGCCGCTAATATTTTTGCTGGGCCACTTTTAGAACCTGCAGGTACAGGAGTAATAATCATATCTCCTTCTTTGTATATGAGAAGGGCTTCTGACTCATGCTTAATAGGTTTTCCTTCCACTTCGAGTATGAAACCAATATTCTTTTCGTGACACTCCTGAAGATAAGGCATGAATCCACTAAAATTACACTTTAAACACCGAAAAACATCCGTAAAAGATTCTGCAGCAATATTAAACTCTTTGCCGAATCGACTACCCATTTCTCCTTCTAAATATACTTTACGCTTCATATCTATAAATTCCTACAATATGCTTTCTCCAGAAAGGATATAATGATTCTCTACAAGAAAGCCTGTGCACTGCGTGATGAAAAAATACGTCATTTCCTAGATATACACCACAGTGGTTTGGTACATCTGATTCTATTTGAAAAATTAAAACATCATTTTTCTGTGGACTATCTACTTTTTTATGGTTCCAGTTTTTAATATTTTCTTCTGTAAAATAGTTAAGTCCTTTTTCCCACCAATCATCTTCAAAAAGGTCTCTTGGAGGTATCTCTATATTTTCTGAAGCAAGCCAGTCTCTCATAGCTTCGAAACAGTCTGCGCTTCCAAATTTGTATTCTCTTCCTAGTAAAGGATTAACATTTACTCTAGGTTCTAATATATTTAGTTCCATTTCAGGATAACTAAATATGTAGTAGGGTATTCCTAAAGCATTACAATTATCTATATCTCCTTGACTAGGAGTATTATCTGAATCTGGATGATTGTGAACAATTCCTACAATATCCATACTTCTTTTATATTTCATGTAGTCAGTAGAAGACATAATAAAATCTTCATTTCCTTCTGCTACATTTTCGCAAGCATAAAAACGTTTTTTACCTTTTACAATTCCTATTACGCCGCACGCTTCTTTAGGGTATTCTTTTTCAAAATGTTCTTGTATTAAGTCTATCACTTAAACTTTCTCGATCCTGGGAATCCGCCAAAAGGTAAAGAAACAGCAGTGTTTAATGTATCATCACTATTATTTCCTTGAAAACGTTTTTTACACCCTGTAAGAGTCTTTGAACATACATCCAATCTTTTCCAGTAGGAAGGATTTGTAACAGGATTTTTATTTACAGGTACTGCTCTAAGGGCTTCCCATATTTGAGTGTGCCCATCAGTAATTGTTTTTACTCTATCATTAGCATTGTAGGTAGCTGAGTTAGACCAAGTATTTATACTAGAAATACTTCTTGTTATTAGCTGATCTTTTTCATCAAAAAATCTTCCGTTTCCACTTAAAGGCCAGTTACACCCACCTTCATTATTTAAAGTACCGCCTTGATATCGCCAAACACAGTATCGTCCTATAACAATTCTTCCAGGAACCTTAACTCCTTCTACATCAATTGGACTTGCGAGTTCAAAGTCTACAAGAATATTATCCTCGCTTGCTACTCTATCAATTACATAAATGTGGCTTGGAAACTCTACCGGAGAAGAAGAAGGATTTGAGTCTGTAGAAGAATAAGTATTAGAAAGTAAAGTTCTCCTATACTCTATTCGAGTATTTAACAAGTCTTCATTTTTTGACAAACCTTCATCTACAAGTATAGAATATAGAGTTTCTTCATCATCTGTTCCGTCTTCATTGTTTGAAATAGAGCGAATAAGAGTAGGAATATTTGCTACTTTTAAAGAAGGTCGAGGGCTTGCTCCAGCTCCGTTTATCTCTACTCCATCTATAGAAATAGGTACTGCAAAATACTCTTTTAAAGGATATACTCCTCCACTAACAGTTTTTTGTGGAAAATAAATATTATTTTGACCATCATCAAGTCCATTAAATAAATAAACTTTTACTCCACTTGGTAAAGTTACGTCAAATAACTCTACGTATGCGTCATCTATTTCTTGTAATTGTACTGTATCTATTAAATTGGTCATGATTAGGGCTCATATACTCTTCGTAGTTGACAATTTAAAGAATGAAAGTTTTCTCTAGCATAGTTGACGTTATAACCATCACAAACTACTTTTAAAGTGCTTGTGGTTAGATTTCCGGAACTAAAAGTATCTGTTATGACAAAGTTAAAGTTTTTTCCTGCCTTGTCATCTAAGAAGCCTGCAATTAAATTTATATCTTCTGCGGTGCGGTCTTTAAAAGTTATATTAAAAGTATCTTGTTTTGAGTTAATTCCGTCTAATACTCTTTGTTCGTATCCGTCACCAAACTTTGCAGTAAGAACACTATGCTTAGACTGTCGAGAAAGACCACGATCTGCTATGGCTTCAAAAGCACTAGCATTTGATATTCCTTTTATGGAATTTACATCGCTTGCAGAAATTGTAAAACTAAAAGTTGCCATTATGCTGCTCCGTGTCTATTCAGAATACCGCCAGATCTCTTTTGATTCTGGAGTTCTTTCTGTACTGCTGCGGCAATAACTGACCCGAGATTTGCTCCTTGAGTACTATCTGCTTGAGCACTTTGTTGAGCATTGCCTTGATTATCAATTGAAACATTTACAGTAACGTTATTTTGCCCTGCTCCTTTCATATCAACAGGGATTGATTTACCATTAGGAAGAGGAACTACTGCTTCTGTTCCATGAAGAATTGCAGGATATCCCGACTGAGGTCCTTTTGCGACCCCGCCTACTGCATAACCGGGGGCTTTTTTGCCGTCTGACATAATTCCTCCATAACGTCCTTTAGGTACCATTTCCATCATTGAATAACTAGGAGTTTGTGTCATGCCCGGAAACATTGAAGACATAATTCTAAAAACTATCATCTGAGAAATCATTTTAGCAAGGGCTCCAAGAATACTTGTAGCAACACTTTTAAATGCATCCTTTAAAGACATAGTACCAGTTATAATTCCTTCAATAGCTGAAGTCATAGAAGTTTCAAATGCTTGAGCTGCACCGCTTAGTAAACGAGTACCTTCTAACATTTCTGAGTACATTGCTTCTGCTTTTGCTTTAGCAGTATCAAGTTGTATAGATAATAACTCTATCTTTTTAGGGTCTGATTTTTCATCTCCCATGGCTAAATCAAGAGCTGCTGTTGCTTGTATTACATTTGAATTAGCTGTCTCATACGCAGCAGCTCTTCTTCTTTCATCCATCATTCCAGAAGTAGCAACCATACCCCCTTGTCTCATTCTAAATTGTGCAGTTGATCTTTCTATTTCAGCATTTCTTATTATTTGTTGAACTTCTAGCTCTCTTATTTTTTCCATTAAACTTAGTTGCTCAGTTAAAAGCCTTACACGCTCTTGATACCCGTCTAATTTTAATTTTTCTTCATTTGCTATTTGATCTTGTATTAAATCAATAACACCAGTTACAGAAGTCCTAAATTGAGTTAAAGAATTCTTTGCTTTAGTAAACTGAGAGTTAATTTGATTTTGTTGTTCAGCTAAAAATTTTGCTTGTGCTCCTGTATTTGTATATGTTCCTACTAATCTTTCAAATTCTTGAATTTGTTCTTCAGTTACATCATTACCAGAATTTAAAGCATCAAAGAAAGCTTTTAAAGGTGCTGTGTTTTGATTAGAAGCTTCTGCTACTAAAAGGAACTGAGAAGTTAAACCTTTAAGCTGTTCTCTTAGTTGTTGTTTATTTACCTCGCCTTCACTACCTAACCTTCTACCAGTATCATTTTGTCGACTCTTCATATAATTTAGACGCTTCTTTCTATTCTTTTGGGCAGCTGTATCTGTATCTAGTATTTCTAACATATCTTCTTTAATTGCAGGCAATTTTTCTTTTAACAAGTTATATGTTGTTAAAATTTGTTTTGCTTGCATTTCAGCAAAATTACCGAATACAGTTGCAGCAGTTAAACCTCTATTTGCAAATCGAGTATCTTGTTCTGTAAGATTTAATAACTCTTTTTGATTTTTAGCTAAATTTTTATACTGGTCACTGGCGTCTTTTAGTGCTTGAATTTGTGCTTCCATTCTACCTTGCAAATCTCTTGCAGCTAAATCTTCTGAAATAATTCCGAGTATTTTTCCAGCTTCTTTTCCTAAGTCAATAATTAAAGTAAGAATACCAATAATACCTGCTGCACGAAAAGCAAGATTAAGTCCTCGAGCGGCCATTGCACCCGCAGCACTTACTCTACTCATTGCTTGTTTCCATACAAGTTCTGTTCTTTTAGAAGTTCTATCCCACGCATTACCTATTTTTTGAACTTGGTTGGTAATTTTAGTAGTAGTAGTTTTTGTATCATTTAACATTTCCCGTAAAGCAGCTTTATATTGTGCTTTCATAGTACGGGTCATCTTTTTTACAGCACCTTGATCCTTCTCTGCAGCTCTTAGTAGTGCTTTTATTGTTCTATCGTCAGGCCTTTGTCCTGCTTGTATTGCAGTAATACCTTTGCCTTTAGATTTTACTCCAGATAAAGCAGCTTGAGCAGCTCCAATGGGAGATTCACCCGATTTTTTTAATTTTTGAGCCGCAACATCGAGTTCTGCGATTTCATTTTTTACTTTTTCAATTTCTTTTGAAGCAACAGCTGCTGCTTCTGCTGAACCTGCTGCAAAGTCATCAAGACTTGGAATAATTGACTTTACAATAGGAATTGCCATTAATGTAAGAGCAGCTGCAAGAGACTCAATGTTCTTTGTAAAAAACTCTGCTGTAGGTTCTGCAACTGCAGAAATAAAGCTATTAATAGGCTTTAATAAGCTATCAAACGCTACGCCTAACTTTGCAATTGCATTTGCTTGTACTTCTGCACCTTCTGCCGCAGAATTAATTTTTTCGTCTAGCTGTTGTTGTACGTTTACAGCAATTGCTTGTTTCTTTTCAAAATTAGATAATTGGTTTGCAGTTTTTCCAAGAGAAGTTGCGTATCTTTGTTGTGCATCTTCTAGTCGAAGAGTAATACCTAATTCATCCAAGAGCTCTGGTTCTGCTTTTGCAACACCACGAATTAAACGATTAAATGAGTCTGTTACATCTCTTCCTAAAATAAGAGATAAGTTTTTAGCGCCTTCCGCAAAATCTGTGATTTGCATTGCACTCAAACCAGAAGCAACACCAAAGGAAGCACCTGTTGCTGCTTCTTTAAAGGTCAACATAGCGCCCGAAGCAGCTTGTAAGTCTGAGGTAAGAGTACGCATACCTACACCGGTAGCGGAAGAAAACGCAATCTGAGACTCTCGAATAACACGAAAATCTGCAGCTTGTTTCAAAAAGCTAAATACAGCAGTAACAGCAAAGACTTGAGCGGCAAGAGTAGCATAAGCAGGAACAAGACCACCACTAATTCCTTGTGCCATTTTACTAAAGTTTTTTGTAGCATTTGCCGATTGTTGAGAAGCGCCCTTTAGTCTACGGTCGGTAGTTCTTGCGTGCTCTTCTGTCTGCTGTAAAGCATTTGCTAGTTTTTTAGCAGACACGGTTGCTTTACGCATTTTACCGTTAATTTCAATATCTATAGTAATCTTTTTAGATGCCATTAGCCATTCACATTATGGGTGTAGTTTTTTCCACCGCTTTTTGCCTTGCGTTCGTCTGCTTTACGCTTTTGCTCTGCTTTTTCTGCCCTATATGAAACTATCTCTCTTTCGTATATTTTCATAAAGTATAACACTTGTCTTTGATGCTCAACTTCGTATAGTTTAAAAAAGTAATCTATACCATCCCAATATTTTCCCATATACGTTCCGCTCATTCCTTCCCAGTGATCTGGTAGTAAGCTGAACATAAAAAATGCCACTTGAACTTCTTCCGGAAAATCAGAAGGTTCGAGCGGCATTTTGGCAGGATCTGGTTTTTCCCCTAATTGTTCGCACAGTTTCAAGTACCTCTCTACATCGAAGTTACTATCTTCTTCCTGTACGTATCGCTTAAGTAGAGATTGTATCTCCCCTACTTGCTCCCAGTAAAATTTTCAAGGTCA